TGAAGATACAAAAAAAATAGCATCTAAACTTTTAGACAGGCTTTCTTCTTTAGAAGAGCAAAGAGAATCTTGGGAAGATCATTGGCAAGATGTTGCTGATTATATTGTTCCTAGAAAAGCAGACTTACTCGTACAAGATCTGCTGGCGATAAAAGAATGGACAAGATCTATGATGGTACAGCCATACATGCATCCGAACTTTTATCAGCATCTATTCACGGCATGTTAACTTCTGCGTCAACAAACTGGTTTAATTTATGCTACATGAACTTTCAGCTAACTTTGATTGACGAAGCAAAAGAATGGTTAGAAGAAGTAGAAGCAATAATGTATGCACATTTTCATAGATCTAATTTTCAAGAACAGATCCATGAACTCTACCACGATCTTATAACTTTCGGCACAGGCGTTATTTATGTTGAAAGCAATCCTGAGACTGGTTTTCGTTTTGAAACAAGACATATCTCTGAGTGCTTCTTAGCTGAAGATAGCGAAGGAAGAGTCGACACTGTTTATAGAAAATACAAAATGTCCGTGAGATCTGCTCAAAAACTTTTTGGTGAAGAAGCATCTTCTCGTATTAACAAACTTATGAAATCAAATCCTCACGAAGAGATCGAGATCGTTCATGTTGTTATGCCAAGAGATGAAAGAGATATTGAAAAACTATCTTCTGAAAATAAACCCTTTGCATCTATTTACATAGATCCAGAGGAAAAAGTAATTATTAAAGAATCTGGCTTTGACGAATTTCCATATATGTGTCCTCGATACTTAAAGGCAAGTTTTGAACGAGGGTACGGAAGATCCCCAGCTATGCAAGCGTTACCAGATGTAAAAATGCTAAATAAAATGAGTGAAGTTACAATCCGATCTGCTGAGAAACAAGTAGATCCTCCTCTTATGTTACCTGATGATGGTTTTATGTTACCAATAAGAACTGTCCCTGGTGGTTTAAATTTTTACAGAAGCGGAACAAGAGATAGACTGGAGCCTTTACAAACTGGATCTAATAATCCTCTTGGTCTGCAAATGGAAGACCAGAGACGACAAGCGATAAGATCTGCGTTTTATGTCGATCAATTGGTCATGGGGGCTGGTCCTCAAATGACGGCTACTGAGGTGGTTGCAAGGACCGAGGAAAAAATGAGACTTCTTGGTCCAGTCCTGGGGAGATTACAAGCTGAATTGCTCCAGCCCCTTATTAACAGAAGCTATAATATCTTACTAAGGCAAGAACAATTGCCACCACCACCACAAGTTATTTCTGGTCAAGATATTGAGATTGAATATGTATCTCCATTAGCTAAAGCTCAAAGGCAAACAGATGTGCAATCAACAATGCAAATGCTCCAGGTTGTCCAGCCAGTAGCACAGATAGATCCAACTATTATTGATCACTTAGATGGCGATGGCTTAATTAAACATTTATTAAAAAGCTTATCGATACCAGCATCCGTTATACGATCAGAAGATGAGATCCAGGCAAGAAGAAATAAAAAGCAAGAGGAGCAACAACAGCAAGGTCAGATGCAAGAGCAAATGCAACAAGCCGAAATAGCAAAAAACTCAGCTCCAATGGTAGAAGCTTTTAATCAAATGGACACGGAGGAAGTCTAAATGGAAAATGAAGTTAACCCAGAAGAAGAGTTAAAAAGACTGCATGCAATGTATGCAAATTTTGCACAAAATGCAGTAGGTCAAATAGTATTAGATGATCTAAAAAAAAGATTTCATTTTAATTCTACAACAGTAAAAACAGGGACAATAGATCCCCACGAATTAGCATATGCAGAAGGTCAGCGTTCTGTCGTGTTATTCCTCATAGCAATGGGGGAAATTGGTAAACAAGCTGAAAATTAATAGGAGAGTAAATAAAAATGTCTGAAGAAGCGCAAGTAGCTGAACAGGCAACTCCAGCAGAAGCCCCAGTGGCATCTACGGAGTCTGTCAGTCAAGAGCAAGTATCAGAATCTTCATGGAGAGATAATCTTCCAGAAGATATTAGAGATCACAAATCAATATCTCATTTCACCGATGTAGGAGCATTAGCAAAAAGTTATATGAATGCTCAGACCATGATTGGTAAGGACAAGATAATAGTCCCTGGTCAATCAGCTACCGAGGATGAATGGAGAGAAACTTATACAAAGCTGGGATTACCATCCACCAGTGGCGAGTATCAGTTTGATTCAAATGCTGGTCTAGGTGAAAACATGGAAGCAGATGAAAATCTAATTGGATGGTTTAAAGATGTGGCGCATAAGGTTGGATTAAACAACAGCCAGGCACAATCTTTAGTAGAACAGTGGAATGCTAATAATTCTGAAATGGCAAGTATGAATGAAGAAACTGCTCGTCAATCTCAGGAAGATTCTGCGAAACAATTACGGCAAGAGTGGGGGCAAACTTATGATAATAAGTTAGCCATATCACAAAATGTTATAGATAAATTTTTTACTGGAGACAAAGAAGCTTTGTTTGAAACTTCATTAGCCGATGGAACTAGGCTTGGCGATAATGCTGAGTTTATTAAAATGATGGCTGGTGTTGGTGACTTTATAAATTCACGAATAGGCGAAGATTCTATTGACGGATTGCAAGGAACAACTGCCTTTAATCCAACTCAGTTAGAGGATGAATTAAATAAGCTACAAGATCTTAGCGGACCTTATGGCGATAAAAAACATCCTGAACACGATTCTTATGTGAGAAAGGTTTCAGAATTATACGAACAACTATATCCTGAATCCTAGTAGACAAGCGCAAGCCCTACTAACCTTACAAGACTGGGACAAGCTGAAAAGCCCCTCCGACAGCAGACGGATTCTGCACCTTTAAACCTTGGTCCATATTTATATGGGTAACCTACTTTATTTTTTTTAATCATAACTAAGGAGATAGTAATGTCTAATCAGATTACTACTGCGTTTGTACAACAATTTAGTGCAAACATTCAGCTTCTTTCTCAACAGAAAGTAAGCTTACTTAGGGGTGCAGTTAGAGAAGAAAGCATTAATGGCGAGAAAGCCTTTTTTGATCAAGTGGGAAGTACCACAGCTCAATTAAGAACATCTCGACATGCAGATACGCCTCTAATTGAAACTCCTCATGCTAGACGCATGGTCCTAACTTCAACTTATGAAGTAGCAGACTTAATTGACGATTCCGATAAGGTTCGTCTATTGACAGATCCATCATCAACTTATGCAAAAGCTATGGCTGGCGCAATGGGTAGAGCAATGGATGATGCCATAATTACGGCTGCAACTGGAGCTGCTCTAACAGGAAAAACTGGTGCCTCATCTGTAGCGTTATCAAATACGATAGCAACTGGTGGTACTGGCTTAACGATTGCAAAACTTGTGGCTGCTAAAAAGACACTTGATGAAGGAAGCGTTGATCCATCTATCACAAGATATATAGCTGTTTCACCTGAGCAAATTGAAGATCTATTAAACTCAACAACAGTAACCAGTGCAGACTTTAACACTGTTAAAGCTCTTTCAACTGGTGAAATTGATAGTTTTGTAGGCTTCAAATTTATCGTAACCAATAGACTTGGATTAGCTGGATCTGACAGAGCATGCTTTGCATGGGCTGAAGATGGTCTTCTATTGGGTGTTGGCAAGAATGTAACTTCTCGTATCGAGGAAAGAGCAGACAAGTCATACTCAACTCAAGTTTATTATTGTGCAGACTTTGGAGCTACCAGAATGGAAGAAGCTAAAGTCGTACAAATCAACTGTGCAGAATAGGGAGTAATAAAAAATGGCTAGTGTAAAAGCGACAAATATTACTAACTTAGATGCATCACCATCCGTACTTGCTGACGCAAGTGAAGTACATGGATCAGTAAGAGTCTTTAAAGACACTTACGAAGCTTCATCTTTAGCTTCTGGTTCTGACATCACTGTGGCAAGATTACCTATCGGTGCTAAAGTCGTAGACATACATGTTAAAGCTGATGCTTTAGGTAGTAATGCAACTTTAGCTGTAGGCAACGGAACAACAGCAGACAAATATATTGCTGCTGCCGCTATGAATACCGCAAATAAACTAATCAGTTTATCAAATGATGGTAAAATAGAAGCAATAGGTGATGAAATAACATCAACAATCACAAACATTTTAGTAACAACTGGTGGTGCAACTACCAGTGGTACTATTACGACTGTGGTTTACTATACAGTTAGTTAATAACTAAAAAAATATGGGAAGGTTGAGTTATCGCCTTCCCATATTTAATTTAACAAGGATTTAATATGGCAACTTCAGATGTAGATATATGTAATTCAGCCCTCAACATGATAGGGGCTTCGACAATACTATCACTAACAGAAGACAGTAAAGTAGGTCGTATCTGTAACCAAAGATACCCTCATGTAAGAGATGCCGTTTTTAGAGCGCATCCATGGAATTGTTTAATAAAAAGAACTTCATTAGCAGCCGATACAACTGCACCAGATTGGGAATTTAGTTATGCCTATTCGTTACCAGTAGATTGCTTAAGAGTTTTAAGATTAGAGTACCTTGATAGTGTTTACAAAATTGAAGGTAAGAAAATTGTAACAGACGAAGGCGCACCATTAAAAATACAATATGTTGCTCAGATAACTGACGCAATGCAATACGATGAATTATTAGTCGAAGCTATAGCATCAAGATTAGCTTCAGATATTTCATACCCAGTAATTGGATCTAACACCTTGTCAGCTCAGATGATGGACATCTACATGCTTAAATTATCAGAAGCAAGATTTGTAGATGCAACAGAAGGAATGCCAGGTGCAACAGAAAATGTTGCTGATTATGGATCTATTCAATCCAACACATTTATTAATGCGAGAAGATAACAATGGCTAAATCTGCCCCAGCCTTTAATGCTTTTACTTCTGGAGAGCTAAGTGAAAAAATGTCAGGTAGAACTGACTTAGAAAAATATTTCACTGGTGCAACTCAGATGAAAAATTTATTGGTCCATCCTCATGGTGGCGTATCAAGAAGACCAGGAACTATATTTGTAAATGAGGTAAAGTCTTCGGCTAATGCTTCTCGTCTTATTCCTTTTGAGTTTAATGTAACACAAACTTATATCTTAGAATTTGGTAATAACTATATTCGTTTTTATCGTGATGGTGGAATTATTGTTGATGGTGGAAGCACCATTGTTGAGACAGCTACAACATACACATCTGGACAATTAGCAGACATAAAATTTGTTCAATCTGCTGATGTAATGTACTTAGTACATCCAGATCATCCAGTAAGAAAACTTACTAGAACAAGCCATATTAATTGGACCTTAACTGAAGTTAATTTCAAAAATGGTCCAATGATGGATATTAATTTAACAGCAACCACTATGAGAGCTTCAAGCCGTACTGGATCTGCATATATTTATGCAAGTGATGTCGTTGGCATAAATGATGGTCAAGGATT